ACCTGCTTGGTCTGCCAGAAGTCCCGCTTGGCGTTGAAGCACTCGAAGAAGTACCCACTGTTGCGGCGCGGGTTACTGAACGCCATCCAGTAGCGGTCCAAGATGTTCTCGGTGAAGAACCCCGACCCGACCGACCAGATGCCGTCAGGTATGCCTGACGCCTCGTCAAATATCAGCATCATGCCATCGTGGTTGTGCACGCCCGCGTAGGAGTCAGGGTTCTCCTCACTCCACAGCTTCCCTTCTGCGGCCCAGTAGCGCGTGCCCTTTTTGAGGTCGCGCTCCACGATGTCTGTTAGCCACGTCGCCGGCACCAGCTTGGTGGCGCTCACTTCCCACCAGTGGGCGTTGATGAGCATCGCCGCCCATTTGGACAGTTCGCCCCAAGTGACCGACCTCAACTGCGCCTCGGAGTTAGCGCTCACTACCACGCTGGACCCTATCCGGGTGCTTAGCATCCACAGGATGAGCCAACTGACCAAGGCTGACTTACCTATCCCGCGCCCGGACGCCACCGCAGCCCGCAGCGTGTCCATGCTGGGCTGACCCCGGTTGCGCTTGATGTGGTCCCTAATCTGTCGGAGCGTGTCGCGCTGCCATTGTCGCGGGCCTTTGAAGTGCGCCAGCGGCGTGTTGGGCTGCCCCCACGGAAACGCAAACAGCACGAACGCTTCGGGGTCGTCGGCGACCGCCGGTGACCACAGCCGGGTCATTAGCGTCTGCTCTTCGTCGGCGCTGTAGATGGGCTTTTGCACTAGCTAAGGACCCTCGCTTCGCCGTCGATGACGCGCGCCTGCGCCTGCGCCAGCGCGTCGGTAATAGAGATTTGCTGGGCGACCTCCACTTGGACGTGCGACTTCGCCACCCAGTCGTGTTTGTGTTTCAGAATTTCCAGCGCCACCTTGGTATCGCCCGCCAGCGCCGCAGTGTGCAGAACGTCAGAAAGTTGGCGTTCGGCGTCTGCTTTGCCTTTGGCTACGGCCAACTCCACCAGCGGGTCCGCTGACGCCAGCCGCCGGTATTCCGCAGGCAGCAGTCCAGCGGCCAGCGCCAGCGAGTCTCCTTTGAGCCCTTTGTGCGCGGCAGCGTACAGCGCCTCCAGGTTGCGCTCGGTCGCGGTGATGTCGCGAATTGTCAGTGGTAACGCACGAATAGTCATGCTGGGTAGCCTACTGCCGTAACGGGGTCTTTTGCAAGGGGTGTGTTGCTGTAGAACTGCTGGCAGTTCTACAGCAAATTTTTTTTGGTGTCAACTGTTAAGAGATGGCTGTGTGCAAAAAAAATTTTGTGTGGCACCTACTGTAACTGTGACCGGCTGGCTAGGGCCCTACCCGGCGGCCCTCGCTCGCACGCTCCGCACACAGCCATCAAGGCATGGCCTAGCCTACGGCATAGGCCCAGCACGCACGGTAAAGCGCTGTGGCGCGCGCTAGTAGGCGCAGTGCTAGTACCCTAGCACTATGACACCTGGAGGCTTGTAGCGCATTGTAGGCGGGCAGGCGGGCAGGCGGGCAGACGGGCAGACGGGCAGACGGGCAGACGGGCAGACGGGCAGACGGGCAGACGGGCAGACGGGCAGACAGGCTGACAGGCTGACAGGCTGACAGGGTGAGCCCGTCACCCTGTCATCCGTCACCACGCGATGACAGGGTGAGCGCGCGAATGACAGGGTGACGGCCCGTCACCCTGTCTGCTAGGGGACTGGTAGCGCGAGCGCGGTTGTGGGCGGTTGTAGGTAAGATCAGCAAGTCTAGACCCCCCTTTTCAGTCGCTCACACGGAATACGCCAATGTTAGTGATCACTAACCTAACCAAGATTGAACATCAAACATCAAAAGATGGTTATCTAACAGACAAACGGCAAAAAACATAAGCAAATCAAGGCAGTACTGTGGGGGCGCGTAGTCACTGCCCCAGCGCAACAAATGCGCGAACAGCCGCTGCAAACGGCGCCAAAACCGTCGCCGATACGCTCGCGCGCCGATTGGCCGCGCGAGCCCGAAAGAGCGCCCAAACGTGTCAGCAAAAATGTAAGCAAGTCTGCCAAAAAAAAGTACTAACGCCGGGCACAATAGTGAGCGTATTCAATAGCTTGCGAGCGTAAAACGCAGCTATGGACAATCTTTTTGAGCCTGAGCGTAAAATAATGCTTTACAAGGTAGAGCGCGCGCGTATAGTGGCCGATATGCCGCGCGCGCGTATGCCGCCCGGTACTACCGACAAAGCATCAAAACCGACGATAAATCAGGATGTTAAGACGATATGAAAGCCAAACGACAATCAACTATGCAGTACCACCGCAATTCGCCGCGAATTCGCAACATGCCGCGCGGCCGCCCGCTGTTTTGGGCCGCTGGACTTGCCGCTCGCGCTAGTCTGGCGCGCAAGCCAAACGCCAGATAACCCCACAACGCCGGCGCCTAGCGCGCCGGCACTAACCGACAAGGAATTGACACCATGGCAACGTATGAAACTGAATTCCCCTACGCTGAAATTCGCGACGGTAGCGGCGATTATTGGCAGTCGTTAGATGACTGTATCGCCGCTGGATACGCTCTATCGCAAGTGTGGAGCGTCACCGTTACTGATATCTTTGTCGATTCTACCGTGTGGTGCTATGGCCCCTCGCATCACTATGTAGGTCTAATTGGCTACATCGCGACTTCAGAACACCATGATGGCGAGACTTACTACGTTGAAGTGTGCGAATTAGATAATTAGAGGCAAACGATATGAACAGCACAGACTTACTTGAGAATCTTTTGGGCTTGTATGAATCGCCGCTTGAGTGGGCGCGCCTGCAATTTGCAGATGGCGCCGTGAATGATCCAGATAGCTACCAGCTGCCCGATGGCGCTTACGACTACCGCGCGTATTTGATGGACGTCCGGCGCGCGTGCCTTGTTGCGTTTACCGCTATCGATTGTGGCTGCGCCGTTACGTATCACGGTTAACAAAATGGAAATCGACACAATGACAAGCGAAACGATCCTTACCGCCTTGCGCGCCTTTATCAACGCGCGTCCGAGCTTTGATTGGCGCAATTATCAAGGCGCGCCGGAAGCATACCGCGCGGACTACGCGGTAGCGTACCGAGACTTGCAGGACGCCCGCGTGCTGCTGCGCGCCTGCGCGCTGGCCAGCGTCAGCGCCGACGACCTGCGCGCCGCGCTGACTGACGCGCGCCGCCTGACGCTGAACAGCGAAACGGGCGCGCTGGAATTCACGGCCTGCCAGTATCCGCCGACGGAGTACCGCGCGGCCGCGTGCCGGGCGCTGGCTGACGCGCTAGAGCGGCACTATATGCCGGGCGTGCCAGACCGCGCGGCGTTGCTGCGCGTGCTGCGAAACGTGTTAGGCGCGCGCTTGGTGCGGCGCTGGTTTTAGTCGCTAGCGTATAGCGGGCGCCTAGCGCGCCCGCTATGCGGTATCGACTTGATACCATTAACCAAAAAAAGGAAACGACAATATGGAACTCCAGATCACGACTGAACAGATGAAGGCGCTGTTAGTAATCACGCCTAAGACTGAAGTCCGGTATTACCTATGCGGCGTGCTGCTAGAGGTTAAAGACGACCGCGCGGTACTGGTATCGACTGATGGTAACCGTATGCTCATCCTGCGTCCCGATACGCGCATGGAGGGCGATAACGTCCGTGACGGGCGGTGGATTATCCCGCGCGACTTATTGGCCAGCGTGAAGGTCAAAAAAGGCGGCGCGCTGTTTCTGTCATTAGATCAGTTCAGCGGCGACAACAACGCCCGCGCGCGCGTGTTGACGCTGAATAGCGAAACGGCAGCGCCTACCATTGACGCGCATTTCCCTGATTGGCGCCACGTAGTGCCGGGCAACGCAAGCGGCGATTGGGCGCACTACGATCCGCAATTTATTGGCGACTTTGGCACTATCGCCGAATACCTGAGCGGCAAACGCACCAGCGCGCGCGTGCACCACAACGGCGGCAAGGAAGGCGCGCCGGTTGAGCTAGGCGTGGACAATGCGCTAGGCGTTGTCATGCCGCTACGCGCGGATAATCTGACGTACAGCCGGCCGGACTGGACGCGCTAGCGCCTAGCGTAATGCCGGCGCGCCCTACGGCGCCGGCATTGCGGTAGGCACTAGCCCGCCAGGTATCGACTAAACCCAAAAAAGGAACACGACAGATGAATCTAAAATTGATTGAAAGCGCATGGATAGGCGAATTTTACGCTCCGTATGCAGTCAATGGCGACAGTAGCGGGCTATCAGAAAGAGAAACACGCGCCTATGACCGCTGGATGCGCTCGCTACAGTCTGACGTTCCCGGCCAATACCTCACGGTCGATTGGACACCGGACACCGACTACAAGCGCTGCGAGTTAACCGGCCTGCATGGTACTTGCGCTTGGGTTCAAGTGTGGGCGCCGGATGGCGTCGCATGATCCATTTAATCCTAATCGCCGCGCTCATTTGGTTAGCGCTCGCGACTCACAAGTAGAGGATAACGATATGACACTCACCAAAGCCCTAGAAACCGCCCGCGCGCGCGTCTTACGCGACGGGCGCTTAACGTCCATTTACTGCCCCAGCATTAGCCTATGGCACG